GTTGCTTTTTCTCTTTTTGAATACGACGTAAGAATGCATAATATACTATTTGCGTGAAATAGGCAAATGGATTGCTTGATTTCGCGGGGTCAAAATTGTCAACGTACATGACGCAGTTTTCAATTGCGTCCGCGACCATTTCGTCTCTAAAAGTATATGAAAGAAAGTTTGGTTTGTGTGAAAGATTCTCAGCGATCTTCATAAAGCATTCAGCAACATAGCGAGGAATCTGTGGCTTTGGTTGTCCAAGTCTTTTCGCTTTACGAATTGCTGTGCGATACGCAGTCATCTCACGAAGAAAATCTTTGTTATTGATATAGTGATTTTTTGCCATAATATTAGTGTACTGGTTTGTCCTTTTTGTTTGCCATTGCTTCTAGAATAGAAACGACTTTGTCTTGCATTTCTTGTGCTTCTTTTTTACCTTTTTTCTTTTTGTTGTTAGTCAGATTGTGTGTGTTGTTATAGAAAAAGTCGCTTACATACTCATACTGCTCATAGAACTCTTTACGAACTGGACTGGTGAAAAGAACTTCGTCACTGTAGAATTCAACTTCTCGCATTTCAATTACTGATTGCGGTAGATATTCTTGCATTGCGAGGATTTGTCTACCTTCTTCAAAAATAGTTTCGATCTCAATTCTCAATGGAGTTTCAATTACAATATACTCATCATGATATGTTACATAACCAATCAAGTCATCAGGTAAACTGCGAAGGCGAACAAAACGTAATTCACCTCTTTCTTTGTTATACTCTACTGGATCTTCTGACATTAGTTTATCCTTACGTTGTTTGTAGTGAAAGGAAACTTTTCTTCGCTATAGATTTTCACTCGTTCCTCATAATGCTTCAGTGTGAAATTTGTATAAGGTCCATAACGAAGGTCATCAGCAATGTCATATAAAACTGCTTCGTCTTTATTCTCACCCAGACGTAGCACACGCCCAATAGACTGCAAAGAACGAATCTTACTCTTTGTTGGAGAGGAGAATATAATATTATGTAGGTTACGAATATTCACGCCTGTCGAGAACGTTCCGTAACTTGCCACAATGATTGCGTCGTCTTCTTTTTCTGTAATATGACGAATTGCTTCGCGATCTTCTGCCTCAGTACCCCCAAAGACGAAAAAGACTTGTCTGTTTCCCGCCTTTTCTTTTATCAACTCTAGAAGAATCTTACCGTGTTTTTCGACATAAGTAAATAAAATTAGAGTATTTCCTTTTAGATTGATTGCAAGATCTCGTATAAAGTTATTTCGACCTTCGTGTTGTGTCAGGAAATTCATCTCATCAGGATAAGTAAACCCTTTGACTGACTTGCAAACCACTTCGGGATATTTCAAGATAATACACTTGATGCTGAAGTTGGCTAACTGTTTGCGTTCAATTAGTTCTTTGGTAGAAATAACTTTGAATACAGGACCAAATAAACCTTCGAGCACTAACTTATTGACCTTGCTATCATCTAGTGTTCCTGTAGTGCCAACGCGCACATCGCAGTTGATTAATTTGGTCATGATTGCAGTCAACGACTTGGCTTTGAATGTGTGCGCTTCGTCGCCGATGATAAAATCAAACTGCGCAAAGTATTTCTTTGGCATGTCATAGATTGACTGCCATGTTGAGATAATCAGATCACTGTCAGGAATTTTACTTTCGCCGCCATAAATCTTTTGGCAATATTTTTCTACATCCCAGCCATTGTTGCTGGAATAGTTTTTGAAGTCAGAATGCATTTGCGTGACAAGATTGATCGTAGGAACGACTAACAATCCGCGCTTCTTACCTGTGTTCAACAGGTGGCGAATCATCATATAAATGATTAGCGATTTTCCTGACGCTGTTGGTGAAATGAGTACAGTTCTCTTCTTCGTAAGTCCGACGCTAGAAGCGAGATACTGATAATCTCTCGGCTCCATCGGAAGTGATAGAGCGTTCGCAAGATTCTTTGTGTCAATCGGGTAGACTTCCTTGTCTTCATCTATTACCTCAAAGGTGTAATCTTTTTGTTTGCAGAAAGTCTTTATATAGCCAACTAATCCCGCATAAATTTGTTTCGTGCGTAAGTTGAGCAAACGAATTTTTCCATCCCAATGCCGACTTCGAAACGCTGGCGAAAACTGATACCCAGGAGTCGAAAAAGTAAAGAATTCAGACATCTCCTGAAGTATAGAATCTTCAGCATGAACCTGAACATAGATGTTGCTGACTTTTTCGACTGCCACATGGTTGATCATCGAACACCTTGGATAAACTTCTCCCAGCCCATATACTCACGTAATTGCCAAGTGCGATTGTTCAACTCTTTCATCACGTTCTCACAAAACTTTGCGCCTTCTTCGTGATATGCTTTCTTGCGTTTGAGTTTATTGAGATCATCATCACCATCAAGATAGACTTGAATGTCAGACTTCAACGTGAATCTAAATGGCTCCCAACCAAGTTTGTCAAGTTCATCTTGGTCTAACTTGCCTGTGTAATACATCCATTTCAAACGTTTGAGTTTGTCCAATTCTAATCCTGCGCGCTTGGCTGCAAGATTATGCAATGACAAATATTTGTTATACTTGTTATGAATCAATGGAATGCGGAGAATCTCTTTGCCAGGTTCCGTAGTATCAACTTCGGAATCCTTTTCCCATTGCATCATCAATTCTTCAAGTGGAGGTGTTTCTAATTTCATACATCGAATTATACACTATATGATCTCAAAAGACAACTCACTACAAGAGTTGTCGAGAAGAAATTGCATTAGTATAATCACTATGTTCGGTATGAACGTACTCTCAAGTTTAATATCTAGATTCTTTCGTACTCATAGTAAGAGAATCTAAACGTGGCGTCTGCTGTGACGATGTTTTCCGCAGAGTCTTGCGATGAAAACAAAATCGTTGAGAGAGTTGTAGGAAATAAATCAACAAACTTTACTCTGAAGTTTGGATTGTTTTTGTTTGTGTATACTGACAATATTGCACTGCTGTATTGTGGTTTAGAGTTATACTCTGACTTGAACAGTGGCGTGCGATCTAATCTTTTTAGATCTAGATATTCTTTGAATTCAGTTGGAAATGTCATTGCGCGAATCCAATCATGAATGTCAGTCCATGCTCTGAGATCTTCATCTATCAAAAATGTAATATTGAACGTATCATAGACAAGTTTCTCACCAGGGACGTATAAATCTACAAATGGTGTTTGTCTTGGAATTTCTGTAAGCGAAACTCCAGGAAAGTTTGCAGTTTGACAAAAGAATGTCGTTCCTGGTAAACGATCAAACGTCACTCTAAATTTTGTACTTTGTAGCAAATCTTTATTGCTAGGTGCGCGAGTCTGTGCTGTCATCTATAAGTTTCCGTAGATCGACGATGTTTTCTTTCTCAATCAGATCAATGATGAAATTCGTAAGTTCAATTTCCTTACGAATAAAAAATAGTTTGTTATTCAATTCATCTAATCTTTTCGTATAATACTCAAGTTCCTGCTGCTTCTGTTTGCGCAGGTCTTTCAGATCAGATAACAGAATAATTTTCGCCATACCAACTATTTAGGGAAATAAAAAAGGGGGAGACTTTCGTCTCCCCCCTAGTCACTTTGCCTTATTGTTTTTATAAATTTGGCAAATACTTTTCTAGCACATCAATTATTGGTTGATGCTTAGGACTTGGAACTTACGATAGTAGTAGTTCGTGTCATTTGCTAGTGCGCCTGTACCTGCGCCAGTTGCGAATGGGTTTGCAACGAGACCGTAACGAGTCTTGAAGCCAACTTTTGGTTGGTAAGTCGTTGGGTCGATTGCGCGGACCATCTGCAATGGAACGTATGGGCAGTAGAACAAGCCAGCGTCATAAGCATTTGATCCCTTGTAACCAACAACGACATAGTCCTTGCCAGCGACAGAATATGGATCAACATAAACCTTCACGCGACCGAACAATGTACCAGCGAAGGTATTGCCTGTGTCGTCAACTGTTAGGTTTGTGTTGTTGCTTAGAGCAGAGTTGTAGTCAAGAAGACCAGTCATTGCAAGAGCTGATGCAACATCGGTTGAAACGATGAGCAAGTTGCCCTTACCACGACGAGTGTCCTTGGCGATCTTGTTGGCTGCTTGTTCGATGCGGAACAATAGGCTCTTATACTTCTCAACCTGCCAACGACCAGATGTACCACCATCAGCGTCTGCTAGTGATGAGCTGGCTAGGTTGACAACATTTTGTGAAGCAGTTGTGATACCAACGTTAGCTGTTGCATAGATCGTACGAACAACTTCGCGGTTGATTTCTGCAAGAATTTCAGTTGACAAAATATTTGTCAATTCTGTTTCTGCG